ATAACAATGCATCTGAAGACTATAGTATCCCACTACCTTACGTTATTACCAGATGCGGCAGCAGTAATCAGATCGTATCACTTACGCCAAACTGGGATGAAAACGATCCAACTAAAACAAGGATTAACTGCTTCATTCATTATAATTTATTCCCCGGGTTTGATGTTTTTGGACTGGGGCTTGCTCAAATACTTGGCTCTAATTCAAAGAGCTTAACTTCCATGCAGCAAATGGCAATTGATGCAGCTATTTTCCAGAATTTCCCAGGAGGAATGAAGGCTAAGGGAATAAAAACTACTAATAATGATTTGAATATATTACCTGGTCAATTCGTAACTGTTGAAACAGGGAATTTGTCCTTGCGTGATTCAATCATGCCTCTTCCTTATAACGGACCATCGCCGGCTTTGCTTGAATATATTAACCGGATAACTGCTCAGACACAGGAGCTGGCATCTGCAACAGAGATGGGACTTACTGAAAATAATCAGAATACGCCTGTCGGTACTACGATTGCCTTGCTTGAAGTATCCAATCGGATGCAATCGGCAATAATGAGAACAGTCCATAGTAGCTTTAGCGCCGAGTTACAGCTCTTTTATAAAATGTTCAATCTTAGCACGCTACCTCTAGATAAAGAAAGTTTAAAGGTCATTCCCGTATCTGATCCATCAGTTGAATCTTCTACGCAGAGAATAATCAAGGCAGAGAGTATTTTAAAGTTAGCTAGCAGCAATCCTGAGCTACATAACATGCGAGAAGTATATTTAAAAGTATATCAGGCACTCGGAGTTGGCGACATTGATAAGATACTACTTCCCGAACCAGCACCGCAAGAACAGCAGGAACAACAACCTATAGACCCTGCTCTACAGGTACAGATTGCCGATATTGAGCAGCGAAAACTCGAAGTCGAATCAAAAGAACGGCTAGCTCACTTAAATATTGAAGCTGATGGGTATAAGACTCAGATGAGTATCGAGCTCGATAAGGAAAAACTGGAACAAGAAAAGTATTTAGCTGAATTAAAAGTTAATGAACAACAACAACTTGCCGAGCAGAAATATCAAATTGAACTTTTAAAACTCCAGTTAAACGAGAAGGAAAAAGTAATAGATACGCTAACTAAAGAGCAAGAAATAACACGTGCAAACGAGCTTGAATTACTAAAGCTGGAATACAAAGCAAAAGAAGCTGAGTTAAAGGCACAAGTAGAAGCTCTAAGATCGGAAACATCATCCACACCAGAAAAAGAGGAGGTCATTTATGGATAGACAGAAAAGAGAGTTAGCTACTCGCCAAATGCAGGAAAGGGCTAAAGAGCGAAGCGAAAGCTGCAACAAATATGCTGCCGGCGGCGCTGCTAAAATTAGAAAAGACGTAGCTACAAAAAGCGGTAAGGTAGTAAAACCTAGAAATATGGGGAGGAGTGGTAAATGAACCGAAATAACATTTATAGCCGAGGCTCTTTTACCTCCGGCTTTATAGGAAGTATTGAGTCTGAGATTGATAGATACAGGCGTATTTTAAGTCATCCAAAATCAATTTCTACGCTAGAGGATTACAAATATCATGTGGGATTAATTGAGGGACTTGAGAGTTCTCTTGAACTCTTTAACAGGCACATAATAGAGGTAAATAACAATGATTAACCATGAAATAGCCAATTACAAACCGGAAGATTTTAAAACCAAAGGCATTGATCTGGAAGCTTTTAATAAGGAAGCAATGATAGAGAGATTTAAAGAGGTGTCAGTCACCGGAATCAATGTATTAATTCTTATTTACAAACCTCCGCTAGAGGAGGTTACAAGAGGAGGAGTTATCATTCCGCAAACTGCTGTAAAAGACGACCTAGAATATAACTCAATGGTCGGGATGGTATTAAAGCTTGGTCCCGATTGCTATCAGGGCGATCAGTTTCCAAGTGGTCCTTACGTCAAAGCTGGAGACTGGGTCATATTCCCCCGTGGTTCATCTCTGCAGTCAAAATATGAGGGTGAGCCGATAATTATGGTAGAGGATTTTAAAATCAAGCTGCTAGTCGATAATCCATCAAAAGTATCAAGGTAAGAATATGTTTAAAATAGATATTGAAAATACAAGCGACTTAAACGCTGCTATTCCTCCTTTAAAAGAAGCGACTGAAAATAAAGATTCAAAGAATGAAGCTAGCGAGGCAGAAGTAGAAACTAAAGACTTAGGGCAAGATACTCAAGGTGTAGATAGTAGCGATGATAAAAGCGATATTTCCGCAGATGTTTCCGAAAAAGAAGAAAAACCTGCTAAAACCTCTGCTCCTGACAAAGATAAGGAAAAATACTGGTCTAAATTAAAAAAAGAACGTGAAGAAAAGGTAAAGCTTGCCGAGCAGTTAGAGCAGTTACAGCAAGAAAAACTGCAAATGGAACAAATGCTCAGCCAAGCTATTAATACCGGTTCTACCCATTATAAGAACAATGTAGCTAGTGAACTTGAAATGGCTCAGGCAAGATTGCAGTTAGCACTGGAAAACGGGGATGCTGCTGGAGTTAGCAGAGCTACTGCGGATATTTCAAAGGCGACCCATGCCTTAAATGAGGCATCTAGAATAGCCAGTTTTCCTAAAGAAGAATACTCACCAGAGCATCTAAATCAGGTTCGAGCTAGGGAATATGAAGATAGGTTATATAGCTGGCTTGAAAGTAATCCTGAAGTAGATAGAAACGCCCCCGAGTATGATGAGAAGCTAACGGCGTCAGTATTATCCTTTATTACCAAACTGGATCGTAAATACCAGACCGGAGGAAAGGAACATCTAATAGGCGGAAGCGGTTATTACGGCATGATAGATGAGTATATTGATAATCTAAAAGCACAGGATACGGCTAGTCTTCCTGCCAAACATTTTGGAGCAGTTCGAAGCCGCGCTCCACGAGAATCAATACCAGATCCAAAAACAAGGGAATTAAGCGATAGAGAGAAAAAGGCAGCTCTTGCTTTTGGTATGTCTTACGAGAGGTACCGGGAGCTTCTAGATCAACGTAACAAAGAAATGAGGTCAAAAAATGGCAATTAAATATAAACAAGACAAAAATAATGAGTTTAAGTCCGTAGATAGAGATATTAGGGAACATGATCTTGAAAACAATGATTTTGATTTGATGTTCACCGATTCAACCTGTCCTTTTAAAGCTTTAATTGATGAGATAAAACAACCGGGCGAGGAATATTACTTTGCCTTTAATAGCCCTGAGCGCATTAACAGGTTACTGGCAAAGAAGTGGTATATCGTATCTCCTGATAGGCTTAAAAACAAACGTACTTATAGAGGAGACTTAAGATCGGAAAATGATTGTATTACTACCGGTGATACTATTGTTTTAGCACGTGATGAACGCTACGGGCTAAAAGAGCAGCAATATTATGAACAAAAAGCCGTAAGAGTAATGCGAGATACTTTGCAAAAAGTACAGACCGATATCTACAATCCGGTCATGCCGTTTTCTGATAGAGTAATGTAGAAGAATATCATGTCATATTCTAAAATCATACTTAATAGCGATATTAAACTATCCTGGCCTTATCCCCGCACTGAAGGGGAGATTGCTAGTGACATTAATAATGTAATTTCTGAAAATGATGCATATACAATTACTTTGCCGCCTGCCAATACTGTAGAAACCGGTACTAGCTTGTTGTTTAATAATGTCGGGAGCTATGATTTTACTTTATTAGATAATGCAGGTAACCCGATTGGAACTGTACTAGTTCCCGGGGAAGTTAGGCAGATATATTTAACCGAGAATTTAACCGTTGCAGGAAGTTGGAATGTAATACCTTTTGGTGGGGGAACAAGTGGAATTATTACGTTTTCAGCGGAATCGGATAATAATTCGTTAAATATTACAAATTCAACTGTTACTCCTCCGACCGGTAACATTATTTTTAAAATTGCCGATTCGTTGAATAATTTAAATAACCTGGCTACTCAGGTACAGAATGGATTTTTAGTAATAACCGGTAATACTCCATTAAGTTTTGTAACTCGAAAAATAGGAGGCAGCTCTAATATAAATGTACAAAGCGGTGATGGGGAAACAAATGATGTAATTATTAATTTAGCCGATTCTCTAGTAGGATTATCCAGTATTAATGTAGGTAATCTCTTAATATCTGTAAATACTATTACCACGGCAAGCGGTGATCAGGACATTAACCTCGCTACTGTAGATAATGGAGTAATCAATTTAAACAGTACTCAAATTGATAATATCGGTAATATGACAATACCGGGGAAGATTATAAATCCTGCTACTGCTAAAGCTTATTGTTTCTTTTATGATAATAACGCCCCGACTAATAATATCCAGATAGAGAGCAGCTTTAATATAGCATCGGTTAGCGGAGCAAATGGGTCTTATGTTGTAAAGTTTGCTACTCCTTTTCCTGATGGTAACTACGCAGTATTAACGACACTTAGCAGAGGAACGGAAGTCATAGCGCCGTTTCAGGTGTTCTTTAGGTCTAGATCTGCTACTGAATTTATTATTTTTACAACCGACACACTCGGTAATTTACTTCCTGTACTTGATGGCGTATCCGTAGTGGTATTTGGTAGTTAATTTTTAAAGAATTTAATCGAGAGAATATTTTATGTATGAATATCAAATAGAAGAAATATTTTTACACTCAGAGGGTTATGTAGAAGTTAAAGTTTCTTTAGACATTGAAAGAAAATACAAAATAATATTAAAGTTTACGAAGGGCTTTATTGAGAATCTTATTCTAGGTGTTGCTTCGGAAGAAGAGGTAAAAAGCAAACTAGAAAATTTATTGCTCAAGAAAGATAAATTTTTATTAATTAGATTAGTTAGACTAGCACTTGGACATCCAATTATAAAAAAACAGTTGCGAACCGATCAAAACGGGGTCTTCAGTATTGATTTTAAAAAATGGCAACAAATAATGGATAGGATAGAACAAGAAGAGCTTGAAGCAATACTCGCTCAAGGCTTAGAAGATAATATAAGCTAAATCTAAAATAGTAGTACGATTTGCAAAAGTAACAGTCTTTTTGCTATAATATAATTAGGTAAAAAAAAGTCATAACCGGACTTAAAAAGGTTTCCGTCATTGCTAGACGTTAAAAGGCGTAGTTTGTAGCTAAATCTTTTTCTAAAAAAGCTACCTCTGTCATCGCAAGACACAAAAAGGCTAGTTTTGAAACTTATCTATAACAAAGTTTATCGTCATAACTAGACGTTAAAAGGTCTCCTGAGCTTGAATTAGCTTATCTTTTTTTAAATTTAAAATATTTACGTTTTTTAATAATTAACAATATATGAGGAAATTATGTCTAACGGCATTAATAGACCTTATGGTTTGGAAGTAGTTCAGTCTCAAATAGGAAACGGCGGAACACAAAAACTAGGTCAATACTTTATTTACGCATCCGCTGACGGCTTAACCACGCAGCCAAACAGTATTTTTCAAGGTGATCCCGTTAAATTTGTCAGTAACCCTGGTCTTGCTGTCATGGCAGGAACAATAGCACCACAAAAGTTATCAGCTCCAACAAACGGAACACAGGTACAAGCTGTTGCAACAGCAGACGCTGATGCTTTCCTTGGGGTGTTCATAAGCTGCGCTTATACTGATGCAAATACTGGTATACTTGTTGAATCTGATTACTGGCCGGGTGGTAGAGCAGTAAAAGCCGGCACACCTATTATTGCATATGTCAATGATGATCCAATGGCAGTATTTAGGGTGCAGGTATCAAGTTCTGTAGCAGCCGCTACAGGAATTACTTTTTTAGCAACCGGGCTTGGTCTTAATGCCAGTTTATCAGTGGCAGGAATAACCTTCACGGATGCTACTGCTATCGCTGGTGGTCAAAACCCCCGCAGCGGCAGTAATATATACGGCTCTGTTTACTATCTCGATGGCTCAACTTACTCAGCTACTACAGCTACCTTAGACGTAAAAATTATTGGAATTGATCCTGTAATTACCGGTAACGCAAATCCTACAGGATTAGTACCGGGAGTAAATATGCCATTTACTAACCTACTAGTTAAATTTAACAAGCATATGTACGGATCAAGCGGCGTAGCAGGTCCAACAGCCGGAGCATAGGAGTATAAGGTTATGTCCATAATAACAAGCGGCAATATGCCGTCTCTTTTAAAGGAAGGATTATACCTACCGAAAGAGAAGAAAAAAACACCTGTTAAGGCAGGATCAGTAAAGAAAACTAAAACTAAAAATAAAGGTAATTAATTATGTCTATTATAACAACCGGTGATATTCCAAGTCTGCTTTGGCCGGGTCTTTATGAGGTAAAATCTCAGTATGATCGGTTTAAGGGGGAATATACCAAAATCTATGAACAGGCTAATTCTGTCAAACATACTGAAAGGTTGGTTGATATTAGAGGAACAGGCTACGCTCTTGAGAAAACCCAAGGTGCTCCTATTAAAATGGATAGCATGGCTGAGCGATTTATTTATGAATTTGTCCATCGGGAATTTGCCCTCGGTTTTCAGATTACTAATATTGCCATGGAAGATGATCTTTATGCCGATCAGTTCTTTAATGGTACTAAATCGCTTACTACTTCCTATGAACAAACCAGAGAAGTAGTAGCCATGAACCCTTTTAACCAGGCATTTAACGTAGCAGCGGCTCAAGCCAACGGACAACCTCTCTGCTCTGGTTCTCAGCCTTACGACGGCGGTGTTTATTCTAACCGCGTCGGGGCATATAACGGCGTTAATGTTAATGTCGACTTTAGTGAGGCAGGCGTTGAACAGGCAGTAATTCTTGCTGGTAAAGTGAAAGATCAGGCAGGACTGCTAATTAATGCTCAAATTGAGAGATTGTTACTTCCACAAGATTTAATGTTCTCAGGTTGCAGGTTACTTGAATCTGTATTTAGAACAGGAACGGCTAATAACGATATAAACGCACTTTATAACATGAAAGCTATTCCACAAGGTTATGAAGTAAGCCATTTCTTAACAAATCCTAGCAACTGGTTTGGATTAACTAACGTTAAGGGAAGTCGTAAGCATTTCGTAAGACGTCCGCTTAAAGTAAACGTTACAACCGATCCCGTAACTGAAACCATGTCAGTACTTGCATCTGGTCGTTATTCTTTTGGTATGTTTACTCCTCTTGGAGTAATTGGCGCACAAGGTTCTACAGCTTAAACCTACAGGGATAAGTTTTAAAAATCTGTTAAAAAAAGAGGCACTAACTGAAAATAACTAGCTAGTGCTTCATACAATATAAATAAAAGGATAAATTATGTCTCAATTTTATGAATATAATTGGCCTGCTCCCATAGCAAACGGAATATCGCTTTTTCAAACTACAACTGCAAATACTCCGCTGCTGTTAAATGGTTCTTATGTTAACAAAATCACAAGAATAGTTAATTTTATTGATTTCGGTATTGTTCCAAGAATTACTCTTAATTCAGCAGCAAATCTTTCTGGTATTAATTTTCTTATTACTGGTTATCAGAATGGGGTTTTTATTAGTGAAACTTTAGCAGGACCAAATAATGCAACAGTTACAAGCGTCAACTGCTTTGATAGTGTGGTGCAGATAATTCCAAACACCACTAACGCTTCTACTGTTCAAGTCGGCGTTGCTTCTGTTGGGTATTTTCCAATGATTCTATTAAATACCGCTAAGACCAATACTTCTTCTATAAGCTATGCCTTAAATATCGTAGCAGCAACAGCTAACCCTGCTACTTATCAGGTATTTTTATCGCTAAAGAATAACTTAGGCTTAGGAAAATATGATGATTTAACGTCCCCAGCTAATGGTAATTTTGTTGCTTCTGCCGCTGCTGCTACTGCGTCTGCATTAATACAGTATAATTCTTTAGCTTCCAATTTACTCATTAAAATTGGTACTAATGCAAGTAATTCAGTTCTTAAAGCTCAATTCCTACAATTGTAACTAAAAAGGAAGATAAAATGCCGGCAACTAGTGGAAGTTATAGTTTTAATAGCATAAAAGGAGAGCTGATTATCAGAAAGGCTTATGAGTTAATCGGTATGCCTCTTAGCATGGTAACTGCCGAGCAATATAATTCAGCACTTAATATTATCAATTTTATTTTAAGCGATTGGACTAACTCCAATGTTAACTTATGGACATTAAAGCTAAATCCTGTTTTTTTAACCCCTGGACAATCATCCTACCCTCTGCCAAGCAACATTACTAAAATATTTCAGGTATTCTTAAGAAGCAACGTAAGACAATTAAATGGAACACCGCAATCAAATACCGCAAATACTTATGATGGAAACGGTGGAGGAATTGCTGCTTATGCTTTTGATGGTAATCCACTGACAAGATGTACACAAGACGTTCAAAACGGCAATATTTCTTATGATTATGGACTGGGAGTTACAAAACAAATCAGCATTATCGGCATTCAAAGTTATGTTTCTAATCGTCCATATAGCTTAGTTTTAGAAGCATCACAGGATACGATAAATTGGTTTCCTGTTTTTACTCCTCCTCCATTATATCCATATCAAGCACATGTAATTTCATGGTTTTATGTACCTGATCCAATTTATGCAAGGGCATATAGAATTAAAGAAACAGGAGGATACACACTCGATATTGAAGAAATTTATTTTAATAGTATAAGCCAGGATACTACCATGAGCGAGGTATCCAGATATGAATATTTAACCTATCCCAATAAATCGCAAATCGGCAGACCTACTATTTACTACGTTGATTACCAGCGGACTCCATCCCTGTATATATGGCAGACTGCTGCTCCAATGTATAATTTAATAATGTATAGCGGTCAAAGTAGTATAGAAACGCTAGAGAATTACACGCAAAGCGTAGATATCCCCTCATATTTTTATACTCCTCTAATATATGGACTCGCTAGCATGCTAGCAGCACAATACGCTCCTGAAAAAGAAGAAGGCTTAAAAATTAGATATCAGGAAACTTTAAATCCGGCAGTGATTAATAATACAACGGAAGTACCGCTTAAACTGGAGGTATATGGCAACTAGCTTAAAAGTGATCCCTGTAAATACGCAAATGGGAGATTACGTTAGAAAGAACATAATTGAACCTATTGGAACTTGCGATTATTCAGGGTTTCCCTTTAGCAGGTCTGATCTAGTTAAGCAATATGAATGGCGAGGGAATCAGTTAGTCTGGACAGGAGCAATAGTCGGGCGTCCTTTTGTTGATGAGCCAAACGAGCAGAATAGACCACCGCAAATAAAAGGTGATCCGAAAGCCGTACAAAATCCTCGCCCATTTGGGATAGAGACACCTCAAGGTCCTGAGGCAATTGGTAATAGTTCGCCTGTTATTTTAGAAGATATCAACTTTACAAGTGATGATATCCCTCCTGTTTTACCTGATTTTGCCGGCCAGAGTGTTAGCAATATAGACGCACGAGAGCGTTTGGAATCGTTGCACCAAATTAAGTTCTAAAGTAATGGCTAATAATTTTAATCCTGGTTTTGATAGAGAAAAAGCAGCTTTTATAGCACTGGCTAATAGAGGCGAAGGATTAACCCCAATTAACTATTTATATGCAAAAGAGGCTAGTTTTGAAAGTATTTTGTCTCCTGTTATTACCGGCGGGACTGCTGAGCTTTATACAATATATGCAACCGGCATTAACTCTGCCAGCATCACTAATACTGAAGATATTATTACTAATAGGCTAAAATGGAGTAATCCCTCTAATGATTGTTATGTTGGCTTTACTGCCGGTAATCTAACTCAAAACACCATCTGGAGATTACCGCTACAGGATGGAACTGACGGGCAGGTAATAGCAACAAACGGCACCGGTACTCTATCATTTATAGATATTACAAGCCACGCAGCTCCAAGTGATGCTACTTACATAATTAGAACTGCAAATACTAATTTACCTGAAGCACAGGTTTTAGAAGAACTTGGTACAGGAATGGCCAAGATTGTTGCTGATGGTGCTTTTGCTATTGCTATCGCCGGTGAGGATTATGCTACTACCGAGCAATTAGAAGAAATAAAGCAACAATGCCAGGAGTATGCAGAGCAAGCTGCTACTTCAGCGGAGGAAGCAGCGACCTCAGCAGGTGAGGCGGCAACGAGTGCCGGTGAAGCTACGGGAGCAGCAGGAGAAGCCACCGCCGCTGCCGGTGAAGCTAGTGCTTCAGCAGGGGCAGCTGGAATATCGGCAGGAGCTGCGGCAGCTTCAGCACTTGCTGCTGGACTTTCAGCAGGTAGTGCGTCAAGTTCTGCATCCGATGCTTCTTCTAGTGCCTCTGATGCCAGTCATTCTGCTGGCAGCGCAAGTGGGTCGGCGACTAATGCAGCAAATAGTGCAACTGCGGCTCAAGACTACTTAAATACCCTGTTAAATACCGGATTAACCTTGCTGGGAGATGTAACCGGTAACGGGTTATTAAGTACGCCGATTGTTACGACATTTAAACCTAATCCCATATTTAGCGGTAATGGCTCAATGACTATGCCTGCAGGTAACAGCATGCAAAGACCGACTACCCTAATCCCCGGAATGATCAGGTTTAATACTTCACTTTGATTTTATGGTAAAATTTATTAATTATAGTAGGAGATTTAAAATGACTGATAACTTATTAAATGACAAGAATCTAAAAGCACCATTACCGACATCTACCGGAAAACCGGAAATTACAGATGGGACAAACTGGTTTACCCTTGCTACTGAAAACTGGGTTTTAAACACCATGGGTAGCGTGCCTGCAACTCTTGTAGCAACTACAGCTAATTTAACAGCTACTTATGCTAATGGTACTAGTGGGGTGGGAGCTACTTTAACTAATTCGGGAACTCAAAGCACGCTTGTTATTGATGGAGTTACTTTAGCTGCAGGTAACAGGGTTCTAGTTAAAGATCAGACAGCGGCCTTACAAAACGGAATATATACGGTAACTAATATCGGTTCTACTACAACTAACTGGGTATTAACAAGAGCTACCGACTTTGATTCCCCGTCCCAAATGGTTAGAGGCAAAGTGATTGACGTAATTAGCGGCACGGTAAATGCCATAACATCATGGATGCTTACTTCAACTGTTGCAACTGTCGGGACAGATAGCATTACCTTTGCTAAATTAGCTCAAAGTGGTATTACAAATATTTTAGGAACTACGAATCAAGTAATTGTTACCATTACTAATGGAGTTGCAACGATAAGTCTTAGTTCTAACCCTGTATTACCTGGCACTGCATCAGTTACTATTCCAACCGGAACAACCGTGCAGAGACCGACTACTCTAACTGCCGGAATGCTCAGATTTAACACCAGTCTCTAGGCGAGAAGTAAAATAGGTTTAAATAATGAAGCTTGAGTTTTTTGACGGAAGTAGCTGGTATAGCGTTGCTACTGAAAACTTTGTCAATACTAAGGTATTTGATATCAATTCAAATACCAGCGGCCAATTAAATATCAATCGTTTAAATGGTTATCCGGCAAATAGTTCTCTTTATTTAAGAGGCGATGGTACTTGGAATGCTCCTAGTTTTTCTAATTTAATAACGACAAGTAGTATTAGTTATGAAATAACAATAAATAATACTAACGCAAGTAGCACTGATACCGGTTTATTAGTACAAAATAATGGTACTGATGCTGTTAATTTTGGCTTTAATAATAGTACAAATGAAGCCTATGTATGGGCTTATGGTAGTTCAACTTTAAAATTCGGTACAAATGCTATAAAAAGAATGCAACTTCTTAATAATGGCACTTTAGATTTACTTACCAATAATTTAATAACTACCGGCACTATCAACGCTCAAACCGGAACATTAATTGCCAATAACCTCGCTGCTTATAATTCAGGGGTAATTGTTTGTGGACACGCCCTTAGTGTGCAGGACACCGGTACTTATAAACCTTATAATGGGAGTTATGGTTATTTAAATGCTTCCGGAAGTGTTGGTACATCTACAGGGCAGAATCCATATTCGATTAACTGCAATAATAGAGTCAAGGCTTCCGAGTTTAATGCCGTTTCTTCCATTAAAACCAAAAATATTGAATCTTCAGGCAAGTCCATAGAAGAGGAAGCATTAAAGATATTTAGTAATATACCTTTCTTTAAATATAGTTATAAAGATAAAATTAAAAATGGGGAAGGTAGCACTTTTGGTGTTATTGCCGAACCTTTAAAGGAAGTTTTACCTGATTATGTTCTAGAGGACAAAAGTTTTGTCCCTAACATATTACAGTCTTGCCTAATTAGACCGATAACGGAATATAGATATCAATTAGTATTTAAAGAAAAATTAACCAATATTGAAGGGAGTAAATTACAGTTAATTTTACTTAATAAATCAGTCGAAGTTGAGATTTTAAAAACCACCCCAAAACGATTAACCATTTCCTGCTCTGAAAAACTACCAAACAATGGATTTGCCTACGGCACTTTTGAAACCTGTCCATCAGTTACCAAGAATAAACTTTTTGAATTATCAATGGTGGTATTAAAAAACACCTTAAAACGTGTAGATATGCTTGAGAGAAAACTCAAACATCTACGATTCATTAATAACAATTAGGAGAATTAAAATGAATACAGCTCTAAAAGACATAAGTACTAACTTAAATGATTTAAAATTAATTACCAGTACACAAGTTGATCTATCCTATTTTAACAGCCTTGTAAGTAGCGTCTTTAGCGACCCGAGTATATATGCGAGTATCCAATCGGATGTTCAGTTCATTAATCAGATTGGAAGCCAGCTTTTTAACTATTTTACCGCTTCTGACCCAAATACTCAAAAAATATGGTATGTAGCATTGGCCTCAGGTTTAAATCAGTCAATTAATGATGCCAATAACCTAATTAGTAAAATTCCGCCCGAGAACCCCAAAGGATCTGATTTAACAACAGTTTTAAATATTTTTATAACTGATTGTCAGGCTATTTGTAAAATCATACCGCTTGATCATCATGAGGTAGCGGGCGCAGAACCGGAAGAATTGAATTAGTTAATAGAAATTATGCAAGTAATACGTATCTTATCTTTAGATGGAGGCGGTATTAGAGGGTTATTCTCTGCTACGTTTCTAGAGAATTTTTGTAATGATGCCGGAATTAAAGGTAATGAATTATGGAAATATTTTGATATTATTTGTGGAACTAGTATTGGTGGTATCCAGGGGATAGCTTACTCACTTGGTCTATCACCTACCGACGTTATTAATTTATTAACGACTAATGCAACGAGCATTTTTACTATTAGAGCAGGAGTGAACCCTTTGCAACCTCTTGGTCCAGCAGGGTCTGCTACTTTAGGTACTGTGCTGGCAGTTCCGGGAGTTGATCCTTATATCTACAATCAGCAACCTCTCCGAGATGCTTTAAGTCCTATTTTAGGGACTACTCGCATGTTTCAATTAAAAACTAATACTTTGATTACTGCTGTAGGGTTTCAAGGCGGAACTGGTCCTAGCACGGATAATGTTAATTTTCCATACGGCGATGTTACAAGTAGTCAGTACTACCAATTTTCTAATGTTTTAATTCCGAGTTTTACTACCGGGCAAAATTATACTTGTATTGATGTTGCTATTGCAACAGGTGCTGCGCCGGTATTTTTTCGTCCAACTCTGATTGGCGGGATGCCTGCTGATACCTTCTTCATTGATGGCGGTTTGTATCAAAACAACCCAACTAGCCTTGGTTATGCGTTCTCTAATATATTATTCCCACAGAACGTTAGCACTTGCATTCTTTCAGTCGGTACCGGATATTCTGATCCTGATATCGAAATAACGACAACATCAGGTAACCTAAAAGTAGCCCCTAATAATGGACTCGGGTTACTCGCTAATAGTTTAAATTTAACGCTAAATGGAGCAACGGACGCAGTAGAACTGCAATTTAAACTGATGTCTTTATACAAAGGTGCAACAAATAATCTATCTTACTACAGATTCCAACGTTTTCTCAAGGATCAGGAATTAAGTAAACTCGATAACCCAACACCAGAAGCTATAGCATATTTAAAATCTGAGTCAAACCTCCAATATGGACAGGACGCTATAAAGATACAGCAATTTATTCAAAAATGTAATTTTCAAAAATAATTCCGTTTATACGATTTTTAAGAGTTATAAGTACTTATATGTTATAATAAAAAAGAAATCTGACATGAGAGAGGTATTTTTGATAATTTACATCAAAATTACTTCTCTCATTTTAAAATTTTAGCACTCCAGTTTTTGGGTATCATTACAGATATGATAGAACCTTTAAGGATGCTTGATACTAGTTCTAACAGACTTTACACCTTTAACTTCTTTAGCAGCATTAACAATAGTATCAACATCGATTGCTCTATTAACAATACCGAATATATGTACTACTTGGTTGGTGGTTTCCACATGTAAATCGTAATCCGGCTCTAGCTTGTGATATATGTATAGATGCCTGATCTTACCTTTCACTTTAGCAGTAAGAATAGAATCATTAATAATAGATTTGCTTTCTTTTACTTTAAGATCAGTATCTATTACATCTACTACTTTATCAACACTTGAGGCAAGCTCTATTGCTTTATGTGCTTGTAAGTGGGTATCTACCCTGCCTTTAAGACTGACTATACCATCTTTAGTCGTTACTTCTATATCTTTAGGTATATCTTGCTCTTTGATTAACATAGCTTTTACTTCGGTTGTAATAGCTAGGTCATCTACACTAGATGCAAACGTCGGAGTTATAACAGCTGCTAATAAGACTAACAGTATTATATTAATTTTTCTAAATAACATTTCTTACTTTCAAATTTAATTACCTATTCTTAATTAAAGGACATAATAATCTGATCTGTCAACAGTTATGGTAAGTTCTATAATTAATTAAGTCCATTTTATATAATAATCAAAAATATAGATAATTATGTCTCATTATAAAAAATCATCAAAAATACCTTTCTCATGTCGGATTTGGCCTCTACTTGTAGAGATACCCAATTTATATGATTTTTAAGAGTTATAGATACTTATATGTTATAATAAAAAAGAAAAAGGAAACATATGGCAGACTTATCAAATATTACCGCTTTAAGTGGTCTTACTATTACCAGTGATCAAACTACAGGGACTAATAATCCTAATGCTACCTTTGCCGTTAGCAATGTTACTACAGCTCAGAGAGATTTATTACAAAACGTTACTCCTTACGTAGTAAATGGAGCAACAGTTAGAATAAAGGAAG